CTATGCCACAAAGAAAGAGCGTTTCAGTTTAACATGGAAAAACAGGGAGCAACCTGTTTGGTGGGATCATTATGCAGAAATGGTTGGATAGACTTATGGGGATTCCTCTCGAGGAGAACCCAGTTGACAAGACAATCGTCGAGAAATTGCCCAACGGTGACAATAGGCACGTCGACGAAGTATACAAGGCAAGGTGGGTGTGGTATCATACCATCTTGGCAGTTGAGATAGCGTTCACCAACATTCTGCTGGTGGCAATATTATTTGTATTGGCGGTGAAATAATGGCGAAAGAAAAGAAGAGCGAATACCGAAAGGGCAACACAAAGTTGTTCAACATTCGTGTTCCTGAGTTCCTGCATAGCGAGTTCAAGAAGTGTGCGCAAGCACAGGGCGTTTCTATGGCAAACCTTCTCTTGGGATATATGGAGAGAGTGGTTGATGGTACAGAAGAGGCAATGATCAAATCGAAAGAGAACATAGAATTTGACCCATTGACTAACATACGCGGTCAGTATGAGCATGGCAAGGACTTTTAATAATGGAAGATTTTTATATGAAGATACGCAAAGACCCAGTACCAACAGGAAAGAAGTTGGAAGCAATTGAATATAAGTTCAATGAATTTGCACTGATAGGGGAGTTAGGGGATTATGTCAATTCAACTTACGACCAGCACTATTCGCAGACGAAATACCAGTCGACAGACTTTATCCTCGACTGCGGTCACGGAGAAGGATTCTGTCTCGGCAATGTGCTCAAGTATGTCCAAAGATATGGCAGAAAGGAAGGCAAGAATCGAAAGGATCTGCTTAAAGTCCTCCACTATGCTTTGATTGCACTACACGTGCACGATCAGGAGAACAATGATGATAACTAATTTTAGTTTTATAAACCCATTCCCTCGTCAGTGTGAGATAATGGAATGTGATGTCGATTTGAAGCATGAGGTTATCGCAGATTGGACGAGAGCTCAACTTGGGGAGATCGAACACTACACCAGTTACTTTGATCCGAAGTTCAATGATAGCATGATGTCTCAGATGCCATTGAGACGAGACCTACATGATGTTATAAACAAAGCATGCAGGACTTATGCAATAGAGAGGAATATGCCTCGCGAATTTGTCGATTATGCGGAGGAAAATGGTCCAACTTGGTGGTTCTCTCAGTACTACAATGGTGAGCGGCACTCATTGCACAACCACCCAAGAGCACTCGTTGCTGGGACGTATTACCCTTATGCAGATGAACAATCTTGCACATTAAACTTCCGTCACCCAGCAGGATTGCTGCTCATGATGGCAGCACCTTGGGAAACCAATGAAAGGGGCGGCAAACACGAAGATTCGGGGTTCTATAGGCACCAACCCAAGACAGGGCAAATGCTGTTATGGCCATCTTGGATGGAGCACGATATTGGTCCGCAAGATCCAGTGCCAAGAGAAAAGTCCAGAATTGCTATCTCATTTAATTGGGGTAACTATATGAATTACCAAGCATTGAAGTAATATGAATATGGCGAAGGCATCACTACTCCTGTTCTTATTATTTTCGACAGGAGCATTCTCCAAACCATATGACATATGTTTCAATGGCACGGGAGCACCAGCGTGTTTCATTCTCGAAACCGATGAACCAATTGATTCTATTGTCACGTCAGTTAAGTATCCGAATGGTGATGTCGATGTGAACATAGTTGGAGTTGAAGTTGCCATTAGGTGTACTGATAATGACGGCGATGGAGCAGATGATCAATGTACTATTGCTGTCAAGGCAGAAGAATACGCTAATGCAGGCACTGTGATTAGTAGCACCTGTTCTGGAACGACTCTGTTGGTCACCAAAGCAGACGGTCAAGGTGGCACATATACAGACCCCCAGATGAATAGCACACAATGCGGATACGTTGAACCAGACGACGACCCCTGTTATGATGGAAGTTGGTATGTGGGACAGGGTAATCCATTATGTGAGGATGTCGACTCTGGATACAAGAAATACTGCCCCAATGGTGTAGTTTCGACAGGTAATTACGTTCTCACCACCCCCGAGAACTGTAGATAACCCGTAAAAATACCGATACGACCCCAAAAAGCGTGTGACCTCGATAAATATTCTACGTCCCACGTTCTTTGGGATATTCAAACCCCCCAAAAAGGAAATACAAATGAAGAAATCAATTCTTTCGCTCGCAGTTGTCTCTGCGTTATTTGCAGGCACTGCCCTTGCTCAAGAGCAGGTTGCTCCATTCGATGTGACTGCTGAAGTCGCCCTTACTTCCGACTATCGCTTTCGTGGCGTCAGTCAGACAGATGAGGAACCCGCGATTCAGGGTGGAATGACACTCGGACACAAATCAGGCGTATACGCTGGTGTCTGGGCATCCTCAATGCAATCAGGTGCAGAACTTGACTACTTTGCTGGATTTAACTTCGACCTCGCAGCAGTAAGTGTTGGTGCTGAGTATCGAATGTATGATTACACAGGTGACTATGCTGTCGACCCAGACTATGAGGAGTTATCAGTAACTGCCTCTGCGATGGGTGCAACACTTGGCGTCATTTATTCAGACGACTACTCGGGCACTGGTGCTGAGTACACTCGATATGGTGCGGCATATAATCTGTCTGTCGGTCCTGTCATGCTCCACGCACATGCTGGACTGAATGACTTTGACCAACCATATTTCGCTGACGGCGAAGACCAGTACATGGACTATGAAGTTGCAGCATCGATGAATGTTGTCGATAATGTGACAGTGAAGGTGGCATGGGTCGGAACCGACCTTGAAACAGAAGCGGTCGGTGGACTCGACCTCGCAGAAGACGCAGTTATCCTCACGGTATCTGCATCACTGTAATCCGCCTTGGACAAGGACGTCCACCCCCCGATCCAGCGATCGCTGGATCGAACCCTCCCCCTCTCGTAAGTTGTTGTTTTTATTCGCTTTTTCAAACATTGTATTTGTTCGCTGTATGAGCGATAATAGTATCTGAATTGAGCGATAGAGAAAATTATGACTTTGAATGCTGCTATGAAACGACTCGCCCGAGAAAAAGAATTTCTTGGTGTTACTTGGGGGAAATTATTCTCTCTGTTCAAGGAGTCACCTGGGATGTTCCCAAATGGAGCAAATGAAGCGTTCGAGGTTTATCGAAAAACCGTCGAGGAAGGAGACCGATCATGAAAATGGTAATTCAAACACAGTTTGTTGAAAACTACGGTGCCCACGACTGGGACGGTGAGGGCGAGTGTCCTCAGCACTGGAAGAACAAGTTCGGTGACACCTACATCATGGATATCACTATCCAGCAGGCGCAGGATGATTCTTTCATGCGGCATGTCCTCGATAACATCGAGCACAAATCAGAATACACTGAGGAGTACATCTTGAGTTGGTCGTATGTCGATGATATCGACTTCGCTGAGTCAAATCACGTCGAGGAGTGGGAGTCTCCCATCTATCTCGAGTATGCCCATGGTGGTCTGGCTGCCAAGCAGTATCGCAAGACTGATCTCAGTCACGAACTTGTTGTTGGTCGTCTCGAGACCTATAACTTGACAATGGGTGAGCGCAGCGACTTTCTTCTTCAGATTGACCTGAAGGATGGTCGACGCATCCCCTATAGCGAGTTCACCGCAGAACAGGAGAAAATAGCATGAGCGTGACATTGAGCAAGCACGAAGCAGTCTATGATCGAGACTATGTCGAATCGTTAGAAATGCAGTTGGCACAAATCAAAGAGGAATTCGCCACTGAACGCGATCGACTTGAGGATATCTACCAGAAGGACCAAGAATATCCTAATGACGCGACCGAGTCGGGCGATTTCATCGATGGTGCCGTCCAAGCACTTGACTGGTCAATCAACAGACTGGTCTTGAGGTTGAAGTGAAATACTTTTTGCTGTCGCTGCTGTTGATTTCAAATCCCACCATGGCAGGCAAGATTGGCGGCGAGACGTTAGATCAAGATGTCGAGTTGCCTTACCATCACCCACGCAGCAAGATTGGGCAGGATCCAATCACATACAATGAGACGGTCATGTGCCACCACCTCGAAGATCAGGCGTGGAACGGTCCACTGAGTCACCGAAGAAACCTGACTGGCAGTATTGGCACCTGCGACAGAAAGACTGGCGTTTGCGCCATCTACTGGTTGGACACGGATATCTGCGACGTCGTTGACACCGCAAATCTTGCCGTTGACAGGCGAAGAATGCGCCCCCCGACAGCTGCACAAAAACTGCAAAATATGCACGACGCAGTTGATGCCTGTAATGATGGAACCCCCAAATTTGGACCCCAAATCCCCTGTGAGACGCTGGAATTACAGGCAGAACAGATGGAACGCGAATATTATACAAATTAAGTTGTTGATTTCGTTCAGGAAATGAATTGTTGACTTTTTACACATTTTGCTCCATAATAGAGTCTCAAATGAAGAATATTGTTAAAAAAGGTTAAAAAATGAAGTTTCAACAACTATTGAACGATCTCACACTGCCATATGATCAGGCAAACACGACTCCTGACTGGGAGCAAATCATCTCCCGCGTCGAGCAGTTGATGCCAAATTTCAATGAGGCATATATCCGCTATCAAGTGGCAAAGTATGTCGACAGGTTTTATTGATAATGTTTCATCACTGGTTGGTTTCTTATAACGGCGAACCCGTCTCGCTCATCGGTGCGATGACCGAGTATGATGCAAGATGGAAGTGGTTCAACCTGAGAGCGAGCTCCAAATATTCTGGACTCAATTTTGACCTCATCACAGCGGAGAAACGGTAATGCCGATTTATGGTTCGATGAAACACGACTTCACTGGTCGTAAGATTAAGAAGAAGTCGCCTACAGGCGAGGTGTATACTAAATACACTCGTCCGAAGTTCTCTGAGAAGACTGCTTCAACTGGTCCAGTGCGACGCGATGAGGGCGCGGAATATCAGTCTGTTGACATTGGTTCGCCAACTGTATGTTCTGCCCCCGAAGTCCAGAAATACACTGGCACTTTGATAAAGGGTATTGCGACCATGCATAAGAGTAATGCTGTGCCAGTAATCAATCAAGAAGAGGCGACTGACATCGCCAATATGAGGAGAAATTGACAATGCAGTCAGTAGAAGATGTGCATCCAGGAGCATTGTTTGCGGTAGAGAAAATCTCTGAGCATTTTAAACAAGAGGCGATGATCGACCGCGACACGTATAACAACGTCTTTTGGAAATGGACATTTGAATATAAAGGTGACCCGATTCAGGTTCATCTGTTACAAACACTGAATGGTGGGTGGGGTCTCGCAGTCGCAGACTTTGGTCACGATGGAGTGCACGCCCGAGAGTTTCGAAAGAAAAATAAGGGATTTATGAAGTATGCCAAGAAGATTGTCTGTCAGGAAACAGGCAGTGATGTGGGCATTGTATATTAATTGAGGTTTATTATGGAAAGGAAAGAGTTTACTCACGATTTTGTGGAGTTACCCCAAATCAAACGAGTCATGGTAGAAGGCAAACGCCACTACCAGTTAGCAGATGGAGAGTGTGTGCCATATCCATCCGTCACAACAGTCCTTTCTGGTTGTAAGAAAACAAAGAAGGCATTGCACGAGTGGCGCAGGCGAGTGGGCGCAGAAACTGCCAACAAAGTCTCGCGACAGGCGACAGAGCGTGGCACATCTGTACACCAACTGATCGAAGACTATTGCATGAACAAAGACTCTGAGGGCAAGATTATGCCCAATGCTGCCGACATGTTCGGTCGACTTCGTGACGTTGCCAATGAATCTATCGACAACATCAAACTCATTGAGGGTCTGATGTACTCAGAATACCTACGTTCCGCTGGAACTGTTGATATGGTCGCCGAGTTCAACGGAACACTTTCGGTTATTGACTGGAAGACTTCCACAAGGCGAAAGACAAGGTCGAAATGCTATAACTACTTCAAGCAGGAATCAGCATATGCTGTGATGTTTGAGGAGATGACGGGAACGCCCGTCACCCAACTGGTCACCATTGTTACAGACCAAGAGGGCGGGTCTCAGGTATTCGTAGAACACCGTGACGAATGGATCGGTGAATTCATAGAGTTGAGGGATCAGTATGAAAGAGAAAACAACACGGGACTTCAGAGTAGTCCATAGACCCAAAACGGAACCACTTCTTGGATACTGGATCGCAGAGATCCACTATGATGAAGAATGGCAGGTTGTTCTCTATACTGATGCCGCACCAGCTGGAGATATCGTCGATGAGTTGTATGAAGATATGTCCAACATTATGCAGGCATTTGATGCCGAACCATTGAATTTGGATTATGTTGATTATTTGATTGAGAGGAAAAATGAAAGAAAAAGCGATATTGACCGACTGTGACGGAGTTTTGTTTGATTGGGAATATGCTTTCGGGCAGTGGATGAAGCGGCATGGGTATAAGTTATATCGCCCCGATTCATATAACGTAGCAGAACGATACGATCTCGGATTTGCCGATAAAAAAAGATTAGTTCGAATGTTCAACGAGTCTGCGGCGATCCGTAAGATTCCACCTCTGCGGGATGCGATCAAGTATGTCCGCAAACTTCACCAAGAGCATGGGTTCATATTTCATGCGATCACCTCGTTATCCAACGACCAGTATGCTCAACACCTGCGTACAAAGAACCTGATTGAAACATTCGGTCCTTCTGTGTTCGAGAAGTATGTCTATCTCGACACTGGAGCAGATAAGGACGAAGCACTCGCCGAATATGAAGGAACTGGGTGCTACTGGGTTGAGGACAAGATGGAAAACGCCGATGTAGGCGCAGAGTTGGGTCTCGAGTCCATATTGGTCGCCCACACACATAATATCGAATATGATGGGGTCGCCACGAGAGTACAGAATTGGAAGGAGATCTACGACATCGTAACTTCCTGATTTCATTCAGGTTATCAAAGGTTGTCTTTACCCTCTAAATAGACGATAATAGTATCTGAATTGAGCGAAACGAGAAATGTATGAAAGATTTTAGTAAGTTTGTAGCGTTTAACCTTGTTGTTTGGGGGTTCGTTTTTGGCGTTTCTTCAGCGTATGCGCAGGATGATGCCTCAACTTGTGCTCAAAATCACCCCGATGGTATCGAAGTTTGGGGTTGTTTTGAGGGTCAACCATATTGGAGCATTTCCGAGTATGGTGGTGATAAACCCATGATCTCGGGCGGCACTTTGTATGTCCCCTCGAAGGGTGTTGAGGAAGAACCTGGAATGGGCGGTCGAATCATTAGTCGAACGATCACTCAGACCACGACTGTTGTCGAGAACTCGATCACTAACGGTATCGACCGTCACATCTACGACCTCGACAAAAAGATTCGCGATATCATCTACCCATAAGGAGCGAGCCATGCAATTGACATTTAACAAGAACGCTCCGAAATACATGACCGAGTTTGCGGTATTTGCTTGCCACTATCTCGGTCTTAATCGTCTCCGAGGAAATATCGACATCGACTACAAATATGGGGCACTCGAAGAAGAAATCTATGGTCAGTGCTGGGGCGATACTTCTGACTGCGAGATTCAAATCGCATCGAAGCAATGGGGCAAGTCAATCCCTCGAAAAGAGAAACTGATGACCCTCGCCCACGAACTAACCCACGCAAAGCAATATCTGACCAAGACTCTCATTGCTAAAAACTCTGATGAATATGTCACCCGATGGCATGGCAAAGATGTTTGTTATGATCCCAAAACTGAGACCACTCAACCATGGGAAATCGAAGCAACGAAATATGAACACCTCATTTATGAGGCATGGATGGATTTCCGATCCTGACCCCAATTTCCCTAACATCCTCCGTTATAAATAGAATCATTCAAGGAGGATGAATTAGTGGCATACGACTTTTTTCCAAAGACCAAGAAAGAACTAACCGACAAGATCAGTACATACGACGCGGAAGTGAAGTCTGACCTCGTTCTCCTGTTTGAGCACTTGAAGGAGTCATTCCCTAAAGTTGAAACGCCGATCAACCTCGACCTGTCAAAGAGAGCATCGGCGAATATCTCCCGAGCGGTCGAGCAAGACACCAACATCAAGAAGATAAAAGATGGTTCTGGTATCACCAAAGTCTCTATCAAATTCGGTAACGGCAGTTCAGGCAACCGTGGCAAGAACAACCGTGGCAACCTCTTTGAACCACAATACGCCGACGCCCTTCTGAAGTGGTATGCAGGCGAACCAGTCACCGATCGCCTCATGCTCGAATCAATCGAGCATCTGGACAAGTGTTATAATCTCCGCGCAACCAAGTCCATGAAGGTGGATGTTGTGGGCGGCGAGAACACCAAGCGTCCTCTCTATTTCACTCCGAAGATCGGACTTACCAATCCAAAGGGTAGTGGAACCGACATCGGCAAGAGTGTGACAGACATTACCCTGATCAAAGACAACGGTGACGAAGTCTATCTCTCACTCAAGATGGGGAACACCGTGACATTTTTCAATGTCGGTATTCGCACAATCCTGTCCCCGAACGACATCCAGACATATAGCATCAAAAATCCCAACGGCAAGAAACTACTCAAGTTGTTTGGTATCGACGAGAAGTTGTTCTGCGATGTATTCAACGGAAAACTAAAGAAGGGCATTGTCAAGAGCACTCGCCCAGACGCGACGAACATGAAGTCTCTGATGGAGACTGGCATCGGCGAAGGGTATCATATCATACACAAGGTGTCTGGTAAGGTCATCTCCAAGAAGATGGACAAAGCGGCGCTGCGTAAGGCATCTCTGGTTTCTACTTGCAAAGTCTACTATGGAGGTAAGACAGGAACAGGTAAGCGTATCGATATGGAAATGGAGTCGGCGACTTATAAATTCAAACTCAACATTCGAGACACTCAGGGCAAAGATGGTTACCCGACTCGAATGATGTGCGATTTTTCTTACAAGTAGGGTATATTAATGTCTAAAGGATTCAGAAAAAACCTGCTCGAGAATGCGAAGAAGGTAAAAACTATTTCGAAATCTCCTGGATCAGAATTGACCGCAGGGGAGCAATACATCTTGGAAAGAAAACAACGTGCTGCTGATGATGGTCTCACTCTGGGCGAAAGGTTGCTGCAAGAGAGATTAGAAATCAGAGAGACACCTCAACTCCCCGTTACTGAAGAGTCTGTTATTTCCGAAGATGTGAAAGAAACCGCCGAGATGATTTCTGAGGTCAGTGAAGCAATCCTTGAGGTGGCCAAAGAAGAAGTAGAACCACTGACAGAAGAATCAAGGATTTTAGGATACATTGACACAATCAAGAATAACGAGAGCAAGAAGTCAATTGTTGAGCAAGACCTACAGAATTCTGCTGCCACTATGGCAGACCTTGCCAGTCTACGTGCACTGGTCAGGAACCTCCAAACCTCACTGACTTCACTTGGTGGCGGCGGTCTGGGCGAACAAGATGTAATCTCCTTAATAGAATCACATGAAAGTAGTCCTGGAGGAGGAGGAGGACACGATTATCTGAAGAGTGTCGTTGAAGATACCACACCTCAGTTGGGTGGCGAGTTAGACGCTAACGGATTCGACATAGTAAACCTTGACTTCCTCAGACTTAATGCTGACGGTGAAGGTCTCAGAATGACACAAGTCGGAGCACTTGATAATGCTGGCAATGGCACCAATGGTAACTTCAGAGTGTTTGCTACGCACGACCTTATCCTTGGCGCAGGTGGCAACGCCACAGCAGTTCGAATTGATAAGACTACCAAAAAGGCCACATTTACTGGTACAATCCGTGTTCACGATGCCTATACCCTACCCGAAGCAGACGGATCAGCAAATCAATATCTACAAACCGATGGCGCAGGCAATATAAGTTTTGCTGATGGTCCCGCAGTGGGTGCAACTGTAGCAGGAGGTCGGTTCCAATTCAACAATAACTTCACCGACAATTCCACATATGTCAAAAGCAAGTTTGGCGTCAGCAACATAACAAGAAACAGTTCTGGCAATTACACTGTCCAATTTGACTCATCTGTAAGCACGGCACTTGTTGATGAGAATTCATATATCGCCACTGTTACAGTAGACTATGCTGGTGACACACCCACTTCTGCGACGTTTGTTGCAGCAGTTAATGGACAGACTTCAAATTCTTTCAACATTCTAATCGAAGGTCTCGAGGGTCACGATGCTGACCATAATGGGAATTCCTATATCAACTGTACAGTGGTGAGGGCATACTAATAATGGAATCTTTTATTGCTCGAGAAATGTTATCCGAGCAGAAGAACACTCATATGACGCATATTGAGGACAAAGTCCTCTACGGTGGAGTCGACGGCACGAGGCAGGCAATCAATGCCCTGCGGGAATTACGCGACATGCTCCAAGGGAAACACGAGCAGGCGATCTCTGTCAAGTGGGACGGTGCTCCTGCAATCTTTGCTGGCACGGATCCGAGGGATGGAAAGTTCTTCGTGGCAAAGAAAGGAATCTTCAATAAAAACCCCAAGGTGTATAAGACCAAGAAAGACGTAGATGCCGATACATCAGGCGACTTAAATGTCAAGATGAATGCTGCGTTAGAACTTTTGCCTTCTCTTGGTATCAAGGGTGTAATCCAAGGAGACTTCCTGTTTGGTCCTGGAGATGTAAAGACAAAGAAGATTGGTCAGGAATCATACACAACCTTCCACCCGAATACAATTGTCTATGCCCTCCCATTCAAGTCAAATGGAGCAAAGGAAGTGCGTGCAGCAACAATTGGTGTCGTATGGCATACGACCTATAAGGGCGACTCGTTCGAGAATATGCGTGCCTCTTATGGTGTGAACGTGGGTGCGCTCAGGAATACACGTCAGGTTTGGTCGCAGGATGCGATGCTGAAAGACGTTTCAAAAAGCGCCACTATGACCAAGGCAGAAACAAAGAAAGTCACAGATCACCTTTCTATCGCTGGCACTTTGTTCAAGAAAATTGCAGGAAGTACTCTTCGCCAACTTGAAGCACATCCAGAGTTGCCACAACTGATCGAGCAATACAACAACACCTTTGTTCGAAAAGGTGCAATGATTCCGGACTCGCGCAGACATGTAAATGGTCTACAAAACTGGTTGAGTGCAAGGTATGAATCAGAAATGGATAAGCGGAAAACTGACAAGGGCAAGAAGGCACAACAGGCGAAACTGAATGCCATTATGTCTTTCTTCTCTAAAAAGAATACCGCTGGATTGATTGGCATGTTCGAGTTGCAAAAGAACATAGTTCTTGCTAAATTAATCCTTATAAATAAACTGAACTCCCTTGCAAATATCGAAGCATTTGTTAAGACGAATAGGGGTTATAAGGTAACGGGTCAAGAAGGATTCGTTGCTATCGATAAACTTGGTGGTGATGCGGTGAAACTGGTTGATCGTATGGAATTCTCATACAACAACTTTTCGCCCGATGTACTTAAAGGATGGGATAAGGCAAGTAGGAATTAATCGTGGATAAAGAAGATTTAAACACAAGCAACATGCCCAAAGACCTCATGAAGAACGAACCCACTGTAGATGTGGGAGAGGACAACAATGGCGGTCTGCCAAAGAACCTTTCGTTCAAGGACTTTGTTGTTGTTGATTACCTTCCAGGAATGGGACAGTATATCAACTATCAGGCACACAAGAGGCATAAGGACACGCACTCAGTTGGCGGTCCTATGGGAGAGTCTGTTGAAGTAGAAACAGAAGCACTCTCGCACTCCCAAAGAATTAAAATGGGTCAGCGCATGAAGCGTATGGCCAAAAGAATTGCAATTGCACGTAAGCGTGCGTTGAGGAGAACCCCCACTGCTGACGTCGTGAAAAAGCGTGCGACAAAATCAGCAAGAAAGATGATGCTGAAGAAGATGACCAAAGGTATGGACAAAGGCGAACTGTCCTTTGCCCGTAGAGCAGATCTCGAGAAAAGACTTGATAGAATGGGTCCAAGGATCCAAAGAATCGCAAAGAAACTTGCTCCCGAGATTCGTAAGAGAGATAGAGATAGGAAGTCTAACAAAAAAACTGAACCTGCAAGCAAGTAGGATTATATTATGATCAAATCGTTTAACGAATATCTCGTAGAAGCAAATACTTCTGCATTCTTCACTTTCGGTAGAATGAATCCTCCGACTGCAGGACACGAGAAATTACTGGATGCACTTGCCAAGAAAGCAGGTAAAAATCCGTATTTCGTATTCCTTTCGCAAAGTCAAGACCCCAAAAAGAATCCTTTGGACTACAGCGCCAAAGTGAAACACGTGCGCAAAATGTTTCCCCGCCACGCTCGAAGAGTGCTGACGAATAAGAAGATTCGAACAGTATTTGATGCTGCCACCTATTTGTACAATCAAGGACACACCAAAATATCAATGGTGGTTGGTTCTGATCGCGTTCGAGAGTTTGAGACTCTATTGAACAAGTATAACGGCAAAAAGGGTGCACATGGGTTCTACAATTTCCAAGACATAAATGTGATCTCTGCTGGCGCGAGAGACCCCGATGCCGAAGGCGTCGAAGGGATGTCTGCGTCTAAACTCCGTGGTTTTGCTGACGCCAACGACTTTGCCAGTTTCTCACAGGGTCTGGGCAGAAATATGGGCACCAAAGATTCTAAAAAACTGTTCAACGACGTCCGCTCAGGAATGGGTCTGAAAGAAGAGACAGTATTCAAGCGACATGTAGAATTAGAATCTGTCAGCGAGACCCGAGAGAAGTTTGTCAAAGGCGAACTGTTCTCTGTTGGCGATCAGGTAGTAATTAAAGAGTCCGACGAGATTGGAACAGTATCTGTGCTTGGCAGCAACTATGTTGTCGTCGAGGTCGCTGGTGGCAAATCATTGCGCAAGTGGTTAGATGCTGTCGAGAAGATAGAAGAGTCTTGTGGCGGTGGGATGGATGCTGGTGCTATGGAGGTTCCCGAACCCGATGGCGACGTCACCAAGACAAGAAAGAAAAAGAAGAAAGACCAAGCAGAACCCGATATCGCCGAAAAAACCACTGGCAAAGATGCCAAACGCGCTAAATACCATGTGAAACAGTTTAAGATGTTCGACACGAAGTAACATTATAACTTGATTGAGATTTGTGTAGTATCCCTGACTAATTTTATTCCAAACTAATAATAACACTGGAGTATAAGATGAAAAGGATGCTTGCACTTGCTGCAATCTTCTGCAGTACAGTTGTATTTGCGCAAACCGATGCCATAGACGATGTCATTCGCACTGAGTCTATAACCAACAGCACAATTACAACAAACGGAAGGACGGAGACTGAATTGAAGTCCCCGCCTGCTTCCGCAATTTCCCCCACCATTAATACATCAAACTCCGACCTTTGTACGTTCGGCGTTGCTGGTGCAGTTCAAACTCAGATACTTGGTATCTCGACAGGAACCCAATTCACAGACGAAAACTGTGAGCGCCTCAAAAACTCAAAAACTCTCTATGATATGGGCATGAAAGTGGCAGCAGTGTCTCTTATGTGCCAAGACAAAAGGGTATTTGATGCTATGATGAATGCTGGGACTCCTTGCCCCATTGACGGGTTGATTGGCGACCAAGCAAAGGATGCATGGAAGAAACAGGCAGAAGAACAACCCGAAGAGGAGGGATTAGATGTCGGTCAGAAAACTGCAGCTGGTAGCGGTGCTCTTGCTGGGTTATTGCTCTTACTCCTACTCTGAAGTAATCTATAGCACAACAGGCAATGCCGCAGCGACTGGTCAACAGTGGGTGATGCAGAACATCATCCCACAGTACACAGGACTTGCTGTCAATGGCGTCGTATACCAATACACGACGATTAAGAACCCCGAAGACCAGATGGTCGTTACCGTTCAAAACGAAAACGCCATCGATGGTGGATATATCTTCAGGTCAAGAGATGACTGGAGTGGGCAACCTGGAAATACCATCAACAGGATTGTCCCCGTTGATTACATCGGCGTGCAGTATTGGGGAGACGGTTCAATCGCCGTAGAAGGTGATGGGCAGGTTGTTGATCCCTCAGTCGTATACACATATCGCTATGATGACAAGTGTATCGACCCCCAAGCGAATCCTTCTTGTCCAGGTTACACCAGAACCATTCCGGAAACAGACGAAACTAACCTACAACTTGCTGGCGAGTCTTTTCAGGATCAGTTAGACCGAGAACAAGTATTTCGAGACGAAGATCAAGAAAGACAAGATTTCGAGAAGATGAAGGACAAAGAGAAAAAGAAACTGAGGTTGACGGAACTTGAGGTGATGTTAGGAACCTTTAATCTAAACGATATGCAGGGTCCCAGCGAAGTTCTACACAACCAGTTGGAAGCAATGAGTATCCCGCCTGCCTCGTATGGTATTGCCATGAGGGATCCAGGATATGAAGAGCAATTGCAATTGAAAGACTCTGTTCTTCCTGACAGTAGAAGTGCAAGAAGGTTGACTTACAGTAATGACGCGCTACACAACAAGATGGTTGTACAACAATACAAATTAGGAGAAACCAAATGAAAAAAATATTAATTCCTGCGATCGCAACAGTCTTTGCCTGTTCTTCCTTTGCTGAAGAAACGCCCATTGTTGGCAATGTCCAGTCAAAGTGTCAAATTATCACCGATACGGAAGGTGTATACGGTAACGCCACGCCAGATACCCTCAGCACTGATGCTGCTGACGGCGGTGTAGAACCCATCGTGAGGTTCGATGTGCTTCAGGCAAACTACTATAAAGCAGTGATTGCCCACCCTATGTCGTTCAGCGAGAGTCCGACACTAATCGATAATACTGCTTGGACTGGTTCCACAGAGGTAGGTGAGGTATCTGAAACCACAATGTCCACTTATGAGACCAATAAAGTCACCTATGACAACAAAACAGAGTATGACCTGACCGTTGCTGGTAGCACTTGGTTCAAAATTAGTTCTGATGTCGCATATGGATTTGATCGTGCATTCCCTTCAGGGATTTATCGATCTGTAGTTCAAGCAGATTGTATAGCGAAGTAATTTATGCGTTTGTTATGGTTACTTTTGATGATTCCTTTGAGTGTATCGGCGCATGTTTGGACACCGACATATCCAACTTGGGAGCAATCTCATATTAAGAATGTTGTTAAAGTTGAGATGGAACTATTCAACAGAAGGAAAGACACGAGTTACTATTCGGTGCAGGTGCTCGACAGTGATATGAAACCTGTACCTTTTGTGACACCAGAGAAGGTGATACATTTAAAATATTTGAAAAAGAAGAAAGTTGAAATTTATGTTAGGAGATTCGAAATGAATAGGGCAGTCTATATTTGTTCGGTTTCCAGAATATTAAAGGATGATCAGACGAAGGCAGCAGTATCGAGTCGAATCTGTTCAAAGGCGAAATGAAAAAGATAATTGTATTGATAATTTGTATTATGCCCGCATCAGTTATGGCGCAATCATCTTCATTGAATATGGCGTTACCGCAGGCACAGCAGAGTTTCCAAACGGATAGGATTCGGGCGGGAGACACAGAATGCTCAATGGCAATTGGGTCATCAACTAATGTTGAGTTCGGCGTTGTTGGAATATTGAATCAAGAGGATCCTCTCTACCGTTTGTCGCAGGAAGATCCATATATGGCGCAAAGGTACAACAGCGACCAATTCATACGGGACGTTGGTGTATATGGAAGAATAAACATCCCGCTGGGTGCGCCGAAGCAAAGGTTGAATTGTAATACACTCTATCAGTTAGAGTTGAGAAAGAAAAGATTAGAAGTAGAAAAGTTAGAACAGGAGATTGCAAATCTCCGCAGTTTACAATTCGAGCAATAAGGAGCAACAATGGAATTCATGTTAGACCTCGCAGTAAGATTTTGGATGTTCACAACAGTTTTTGTTTTGATCATTATCGGGTTTGTTGTCAACCTATTTGGCGTTGACAATGACAAGGTTCTGGTCAACTTCAAGTACAAAGATATGCCCCATATGAAACCTGTAAGGATCGCCACGGCAGGTAAGGGATTTTGGGGAGCAATCAAAATGTGGTTACTTGGCGGACGTACTTGGGAAATAGTAAAGGATTGGCACTACTCACTTGATGGTGTCAATTATGTTGTACCAAAAGGATTTGTATTCGACGGAGCATCAGTGCCGAAGTTCTTGGCATCTTGGTTGTCTCCTGTCGGTGTTCTACTGGTGGGTGGACTTGTCCACGACTACGGATACAAATATGAAACCCTATACACCAAAAATAAAGGAGACTGGAAAGAAAACTGTGGATGGAAAACTCAAAAGGATATGGACATTATCTTCAGAGATATCAACATCGAGCAAAATGGTTTCCACTTCCTAAACTATCTGGCATACTGGGCATTGCGTCTTGGTGGATTTGCCGCATGGAATGGACACCGCAAACGTAACTGTAAAATAGGAGAATAAAATGGACTGGTTAAAAGCAAGAATGGCAGAAAGAACTTCATTAGATGGAGCAGTCTGTCTTGGCGTAGGGGGTTCGATCCTCTTACTCGGTCCACTTGGGAAGTTAGCAGCAATGGTACTGTGTGCCTATGGTGCTTGGACTATCTGGAAAAAAGGATAAGGAGATGGGGGTGGGTAACTGCCCCCTAATATTATGGCAAAATTAGATAAAGAAACAGAGATAACAATATCCATACAAAACCTAATTGCGATCATTGTGGTTGTGGTCACCTTTTTGGTTAGTGCACTTGAAGTTCAAGAAGAACTTCATCTGCTCCAAAAGGATGTGGCAATATTGCAAGACGATATAGGGGAATTGGAAGGAAAAGATGGCTGAAGTAGAATTTGGCGGTATGACATTCAAGGGCGGTAAGATGATGATCTTGCTCACTGCGCTCACTACACTTGGTGGGGCGACTTGGGGTGCGTTTGAGTTTTACAAAGACTACATGGATATGAAAGAGATTATCCAGAACATTGACGTCGGTCAGATCGAGGCAAGGAATGCCGTTATCGAAACGAAACTCGACGAGGCAATCGACTACACAAGAGATATTAAGTCCGACCTGAGAGATGATATACTCTCGGTTGAGTCACAGGCAGACCGTATCGAAGATATGGTACGCGAGTCAGAGGACAAAGTCCGAACAATGATTGACAAGGCAGACGAAAGATTTGAAACGAAGAGAGATGCCCTTGTCAGCGAAACAGACCGCAAGATAAAAGAGATCGAGGATAACCTCGAAGATAAAATTCAGAAAGTACTGGACAATCCGCTATCATGAAGAAGAAAACTATCTGGCAAAGAATCTGGGACTGGATCCTCGCTTGGTTTATCGACGAGTTTGAGGTCACCATCTACTTCCCCGCAAATAAGGTGAAGAACGAAGACGGATCCGAAACAATACACTTCAACCCCAAAAATTATCTTTGTAGAAAAGTGAATGTCAGAGACCAAACTGACTTCAGATTGCTCACTGTCGAGGGCAACCATGTCCACATCAAGACAGTTGATCCTGTTGGTTATGATATTATAAAAACCAAATAAGGAGTAAGGTATGGCAGAAGAAATAGAAAGGGCAGGATTCCACCCAGCAGATACTAATGGTGATTCTGTTGTTACTACAGAAGAACATGATATGTATCTGGAGTTTCGCCGCAAGGAACTCGAAGATCAAGACCTGATGCGCGATGCACAACGCAGAATGACATGGTTCGCCCTGTCGGGTATGTTACTGTATCCCGCAACTGTTATGCTAACTGAGATCATGAACCTGCACCAAGCAGCAGAGATTCTCGGATCAATGGCATCAGTCTACTTTGTGTCCGTTGCTGGTATTGTCGCCGCATTCTTTGGCGCACAGGCGTGGTCAGGAAAGAAATGAAACAGTAGTTCAAAGATGGTATAAATAAGACCTATTAGGGCAACTTGATAGGTCTTTTTTATGCCCGACAGAAACATGAGGAATACAATGAAGCGGTTTATCGAGTTTCTACAATTATCTGAGGGTGGGGTCAAGTCTGGACATAAACGCTCTGTAGACGATGGCGCTGGGTTGACCCAAAAAGGTGTCGATGCCGAAAACAGGAAGACAGGTGGGAATCTAAAGACAGCTGTTACTACAAAACCCTCTAAACTTGATCCAAAGGGCAAGGCAGCAGGAAGGCGCAGATCCTTTTGTGCTCGTTCGCGAAGTTGGGACGGAGAAAGAGGCAAAGCAGCACG